AGGCATGATCGTCTCTTCCCAGAAGCTCACCCGGGCCTCGCCATAGTTGGCGAAGGTCGAGCGGTCCAGTCCGACCTTGGCCCCAACCAGGATCGGCGGGCAGTGCAAGGCCATACAGATCCGGGATTCGGAGATGGTCCGCAGATCGGGGAACTCCAACTGGGTCAGGTTCAGCCCGACCGTCTGGACCTTCATCCCCTTCTGAAGGACGGCCGGCTCGCCACGCCTCCGACCCCCGAAGGCCAGCTTGAAGCGGCTTTTGATCTTGTCGGCGATCTCCTGGTTTACGGCATCCTGGGACTCGATGATGATGCCGGGGACGGCCTGGTTGCGGAGCAGGTCCGAGACGTAGTCGGTGGCCCCGTTGTCCAGGGAGGTAGCCCGAGCGGCCGAGCGGAGCGGAGCCGCGCCGAAATACGGGTCGAGCGGGTTGGGGTAGCGGACCCGGATCATGTCGGCTTGGTCGACCGGGATCGCCCACTCCGGCTTCATCGGGTCGGGGCAGTACAGCCAGCGCCAAACCTTGGGGTCGGTGGTGGACGGCTGGACCCTGACCATGTCGGGCCGCAGTGGCCACAGGTTAGCCGGCCCGCCGTCCCGGGCGCGCTCGATCAGGGTGAAGGTCGTCCCGGCCAGATCCTTGTAGACCACATTGAGTGCCCAGAACTCATGTTCGTTGGTGACGTCGTTCGGCTCTTCCAGCATCCGCCGAAGGCGGTGGTCCTCGATCGCCTCACCCTCCCCGTTGGGGTCGGGGTAGACCCGGAGAGTGGACTGAGGCAGCTCCGAAGCCTTCTTGGTGATGCACGCCCAGACCAGCTCATTGCGGGCGAAGCCCTGTTGGGCGAAGGTCTCGAAGCTGGAGTCGGGATACAGCATCCCCGCGTTGTTGTTGCGGCCGGTGTTGGTGCCAAAGGGGGGAACCTGGATGCGGTTGTAGTCCCCGCTTGGCATGACCCCGACCAGCGGGGCCTTGGCTTCCAGCTCGACCTCGGCCGGGGCAGCACTCTTGGTAAGCCAGCCCATACGCTACCCTTCCTCGGGGGCCGGGTGGGATCTTGGTTGCTTCCTGCGGCGGGGTTCCCGGGACGACCCGGCCCCCTACAATCGTTGCGGCCCTGTCCGATGCGACGACCCCAGGCCAGACGGTTCACCTGCAAACCGCCGGGTCAGGGTTCGCTCGTAGCTGTCAGTCCGTGGGGCGGCTGGCAGCCAGGGCTGACAACAGCGGGCGGTGACCAGCACTTGCCCAACCAGCTAGCCGTCACCCTTCCCGTCGGGTCGGCCCGCTGTTGCTACTCCCAGCCCAGGGCCAGGCCAACGATCAGCCCTTCGATACCGGCGGCTAGCAGTGCCCAGGGAAGACCGCCAATCAGGGAAGCGGCCAGGGGAATCAGGATAGCTCCGGCGAGCACGAGGGCGGTTGCCGTGGTTTCCCGTTCCATTCAGGCCCTTTCCAGCGCGAAGGCCCCGAGCGCTCGGGGCCTTCGCTTTCTTTTTGGTGGGTTCTGACAACGATTCTAACAGCCCTAGAACACATCGGGCTCGGGGTCGGGTTCCTCGACCGGCTCGGCCCCCAACCACCGCTCCAGGGCGTTCACCAAGGCGGCGATGCCGTCGATCTTCTCGGCCGAGCGCCGCTTGGACGGCTTAAAGTTGCCGGCCGGGTCTTCGTCCTTGCGGACGTTACCGGCCATCCAGCGGAGGACCGGGTGGCCGCCGTGGTTCCAGTCCCCGCCCAGGACCAGGTTCTCCAGCTCCTTAGAGGGCCGGTTGAGGACGCTAATGGTCTGGGTCACCGGGACACAGGCCAGGCCCCGCTCCGAGGCCCAGCCGATCAGGCCGGTGGCGTTCCAGGAGTCGTAGCCGACCTCCCGGATCCGGAAGCGTTCGGCGTCAGCCTCGACCTGGGCTTTCATGGCCTGCTCGTCGGCTAGGTCCCCGTCGGTGATAGTGAGGTAGCCGGCCCGAGCCCAGGCCCGGAGCTGGGGGCCGACGTCGCGGCGCTGCACGGCCGCCTCGGGGATGAACAGCCGGGTCAGGACGGTCCGGGTGGCCGGGAACCACAGCATCCAGGCGGTGAAGTCTTGGGTGGCGGCCAGGTCGAGACCGCCGAAGCATTCTTCCCCTTCCAGTCGGGAGGGGTCCAGCTCGTGGGCTCCGTCGTCCCAGCGGCGCAGGTCGAACCAGGCGCCGGCGGCTCGGTCTCGGATGCCGAGATGGAGCCGCTTGAAGGTGGCCAGGTAGCCGGGGATGGCCTTGGCCCGCTCCTGTTGGGCCTTAAGGTAGTCGAGCTGGACGGTCACCCCGATCCCCGGGTTGGCCGCATACAAGGCTTCTTCGGAGAAGGGATCACAGTCGTCGTCGGCGGCGAAGACGACCCCGTAGAAGGTCGGGTCAGCCACTGAGCCTGAGGCCAGTTGCTCCAGGTAGATGCGCTTTTCGTTGTAGATGCTGGTCTGGCTGGCATCGTCGGCGGTGGTAATGAACACGATCAGGGGTTGACGGCGGGAGCCGGTCCCGGTCTCCAGGACGTCCACGGTGTCCCGGGTCTTGTGGACGTGGACTTCGTCAATGACGGCCCCATGCACGTTCGCGCCGTGCTGAAGGTCGGAGGCGGCCGAGATGACCTTGAAGGTGGATCCGGTGGCCGGATACCAGATGCTCCGAGCGTAGACCTTCAGCCGCTTGGCCAGACCGGGGGAGCGACGGACCATCTCCCGGGCCGGGTCGAAGACGAAGCCGGCCTGTTCCCGAGCCCCAGCGGCGGCATAGACCTCGGCCCCGGCTTCGCCGTCGGCGGCCAGCAGTTTCAGGCCAACGGCCGAGGCCCGGGTACTCTTGCCGCCTTTGCGGGGCATCTCCCACCAGGCGGTCCGGATGATGCGCCGGCCGTCGGGATGCTTCCAGCCAAAGACCGGAGCCAGCAGGTAGCGGACTTCCCAATCCAGCGGGTCATAGGGCTGGCCCGCCCATTGGCCCTTCGTATGCTTGAGGCTCCGGAAGAACCGTAGGACCCGGTCCACCTCGTCTTGATCGAACCAGGCCCCGGGGACGTCGGTCGGGGCCGGGGTGATGAGGCGGGGGACTACCCCTTGTGCTGGAGGGGCGGCGGCCATGACCCTGCCCGGCCTTTTGCCTGGTTGACGATAGCTTCGGCGGTCTCCCGGATGGCCGCATACACGGCGGTCCCGGTCTGCTTGGGGAAGTGCTGGCCGAGAATGGTGAGGGCCTCGGCCAGCTCGATCCCGTCTCCCAGCTCCAGGACGATGACGGTCTTGCCGCTAGGGAGTGTCATACAGGCTTTCGTCCTCCTGGTCGGGGCGGTCCCCCTCCAACCGGATTCTAGCTCGGGATGCCGGCCCCAGCCCGAACTCATTCACGTAGCGGATGAGCTGGGAACGGTACTCCTTGGCCGTGACCGAGACCGGGTTACGGGCCAGGTTGGAGCGGACCCGGCGGCCGTCGGCATCCAGCAGCCAGGTCTCCAGGACCAGGCCGTCGGCGGCCAAGGCCCGCTCGCATTGGACCAGCCTGGCCCAGCACAGGGCGTAGTCGGTCAGGACCGGGGCATCCAGGGCGGTCAGGAGACCGAGCTGGTCGAGCACCGGGACGACTCGGTTCCATTCGGCCGAGGCGGTCTCCCGAAGCCGGATGACGTCCTCGTGGTCGTCTCCGGGGACCAGGGCGGCCCAATCGGGCTCGACCGGGCTCTGGGCCGGCGGCCGAGGTGTCCTGGGGATGGGCCGTTTGCCGGGGTTGCCTTGGAGAACCCGTAGCTCGATCGGGGTAGCGTTCTGTCCTCCTTTGGCCATTGCCCACCTTCCCTTTTAAGTTTTCAAAGACCGGGCGTCCGTCCCTCGAATCGTCGCCTAAGTTATCAGCCCTAAGCTACCGGTCGGTAGCCTCCGAGCCGGGCGGGCCCAGGTCTAGGGGCCAGGAGGTGGCGGGTTTTCGGCATCCAGGGACGCGAGGACGGCGGCGGCTTGGGTGAGCCGGGCCAAGTTGGCGTCCAAGGCGGTCGTGTCAACGTCGGCGGGGAGGCTGTCCTTCAGCGCCTGAAGGTCGGCGGCGATACCGGAAGTGGCGGTCTGGATGGCAGCGGCCGAGTCGTTGACTTGGGCGGCGTAGGCGTCGAGCTGGTTTTGGGTGACAGCCATTGCGGCTCCTACCTGGTCGAGGCGGGCGAGGACGAGACGGGCTTCTGGGCTGACCCAGTCGGGGATGGTGGGCTCAGCCATCGGTGACCCCTGGCCAGCCGAGGACCCCACGAACAACCGCCCACTCCCGCCAGCGGACGATCTCCCACTCCAGGCTCCGGTTGTGGCACTGGCAGCAGCCACCGAACAGCCCATGGGCAACGACGCTATGGCCCCAGGGAGCCCCGCCCGGGTTGTAGCTGGGATCGGCCGGGTCGTGGGGGTCGAAGTGCCGGTCGCAGCTTCGGGCACAGTACAGCGGCCCCGGACAAGTGTGCCGGCTCTCCTGGCCGGAGCCGCTACGGTGGGCGTGGTCGGTCCCGGGACGGGAGGCTGGACAGTCGGGGGCGTCGCAGGTCCGGTAGCGGGCCGAAGGGCCAGAGTTGGGCTGGGGGGTCTCGTTCTCAGGCCACCAACGAAACCGCTGCTTGCCCCGGGTATCCCCCAGGTGGCCCGTCTCGGGGTCGTGCGGCTTGAGCAGACACCGGACATCGGGGCCATCGCCCCAACGGGCGAAGGTCGTCACCTTGCAACGATCTTCGTCAGACTCGGCCAAGGCAGGGCCGGAGTTGGACCGGTGCGGACGTGCGCGATCGGGCGGCAAAGCTGTTGGC